AATTGGTTCGTTGAATAATGCTTCGGGGCCCGTTACTGAGCTGTTATCTACTTTTGTACCAACATAGTTGGACTTTAGATAAAATACTAGTCCTGTAGGACCTGACATTGGTTGTACACCAACAATATCATAAGCAATTAAGTTTGGAGCCGCACGACGGATCAAACTAATCAATACTGGGTCATATCCTCTACGACCGGCAGCACCAGCAGTAGTAAATCCATCAGCACCCAGACTTGTTGATGGTGTAACTTCGGTTAATAATCCTGTTCCGCTTCCTTCGGCAACTGCTTGTTCTTCAGCAATAGCACGTTCTTGGTTTTCCAAGAGGATAGCAGTAACAGCACGCCGATAGGAATCCTTAATTTCTGGCATTGAACCATGGTTCAGTACCGGTTCCCATTTTTCTTGCAATTGTTGCGAATTAGGCATTACTTGCATCGTCTTAATCTCCCCTTTATTAGTTATTTAGAATATCTTCCAAGTGCCGTAGCATATGCCGACATAATTGGATCTGACGTTCCATATGTACTATCATCCGTTTCTTCAGTTAATAATCCTGATTCTTTTTCTTCGGATGATTTATTAAAATAATTTTCTTTGATGGTTTCTAATTTCTGGGTATAATCTTCAATATCACCAGAATAAGATACTGATTCCACTAATGTCTTGAGTTTCTCAACATCAGTATCAACCATACCATCACTTACTGTTAAGAAAATATCATCTCTCAGATATTTTTCATTTTCTTCTTTTAATTCAACATTTGTTTGAATTTGCTGGTCTAAGGTTTTCTGTAATTCTTCGGTTTTTTCAGTTAATTCACCAAAAACATCAACCTTTTCTTCTGGAATATCAACATAAGAGGACTCAAAAAGTGCCTTAAGGCCACTTAAGAAATTCTCTGTAACTTCAGTTTTAATTCCACTTTCAACAGCAATTTTATTATCTTCCAACCATTCTTCTACAATGTAATCTAAGTAGGAATCTAATTTAGAAGTAATTTCCTCTTGAACTTCATTCAAAGCATCTACACTTTCCTCAAGCATTTCTTCGTGTTGTAGAAGTAAATTGATTTTCAATTCTTCTTCAACTCTCTTATTTACAGCACTTTCAAAAATTGTACTTGCTTTAGTTTTAAATTCTTCAGAAAATTCCTCACCTGATAAAAGAGCATTAACATCTTCAGTTGGATTATATTCGTTATATAATCTAGCAACACGTTGTTGTTTAACACTTTTATTTTTATCAACACGCATTGATCCAGAAGCAATTTTTTTGTTTCTCTTTTTCTGCTTAACTAGATATTTTTTTCCTCCGGCAGTACGCAAATACTTAACTCGATCTTTTCGGTCCTGCATTCTAGTACCCAAGGCCTTTTTTCTCAATGCTTCTTCTTCAATTTCAAAAGAACTGTATAATTCAGCAACCTTTTGCTTTTGAATGAGGAGACGTTTTTCGCTGATTGTTCCTTCGTTAGACGGCTTCTTTCTGACCTGAAGTCTTTTTCCCAAAGAAGTTTTATATAATTCCTGAAGATCAGTCTCGCCTTCTGGTAAATCCTCTTTGGTTAATTTTACTTCAGCTAATAAGTCTTCTGGAATATCGGCAAAGAATTCATCTGGTAATGACTCAAGGTCCTCATCCGACCATTCTTGTAGAATGGCTTGAAATTCTTCAGATGTTAGAGAATCTGGTGAAGTATCTTCCTCTTGGGATTCTTCTGTAGTTTCTGGAACTTCAGTTTCTTCCTTTTCGGAAATTATATTACCTTCATCATCAAAATAATCCAAGATGAATTTATCGTCCTCTTCTTGGTTATCTTCTGATTCTACTAAATCTTCAAAATCTTTTTCTAATGCTTCCATGTGTTTCTCCTTTATGGATTGTGAAGATTATTTTTATGTAATAGTATTTATAAAAATGAATATTTATAAACTATTTATAAATTTTTCAAATGCTACAATAGAAACCTCTTTACGATCCGTACGAGAAGAATTTTCTATGTCTTGCTTAATTTCTGAGATATGTTTTTCGTGTAAAATGCCGTTATCCCATACCCACTCTTTCCCTTCCATGATACCATTAACAAATGCATTAGGTGCAGATGGATCAGCAACAATATCAGCAGCGGTTGCTAGATAAAAGTCATCCTTTACTAATTTAGTTCCATCCTTCTGTTCTTCTACAGTTCCCATTCCCCTAGAAGAAACCCCTAATTTAGCACCTTCACTTAATATACCCTTAACAATTTTTCCATATGGTGTTTCTTGAAGAATTTTTGCTTTTCCTACCCAATCATTACCACTCTCTTTTAATTCTGTGATAATATGTGAGACACGATCTAAATTTATACTTGGACCGTCTGGATGTCCTAATTCACCAAAAGCACGTTTTCCTTGAATATATTGTTCATTATAACGAGAAACTTCCCTTCCTAACAACTCTTTCGGATACACTCTTCCATTGCGATTTTTCAGTTCGGATTGGAGAAAAATACCTTCAATAAATAAAGATTTTTTACCGCCATCTTCCTCTGATTCAACAATGGATAAATCCTCATTTATTTCAGTTATCAGTTTCATCTGATTTCTCCTTGTTTTTATTAAATGCTTTGTCAGCAACTTCTGGTTTTATTACTTCAATTGCATCCTTCACTCGGATTTTTAATTCCTTGTTAAGAATTTCAGTAGCATTACTAGGTTTATCATCAATCAGTGCATTTATAATAGCATCTGCATTACTCATTCATTTCCTCCTCAATTTCAAAATTATCTAATTCATCAAAAAGATCATTTATAGTATTTATAGACATATCATCTTCTGGTTTAAACTTCGCATATACTTGTTTCTCAGAAGATTTTTTTGACGTTTTTTTCAAACTTTCAGATTTCATTCCGCCACGAGAATTAGAATTCCTTCCTGCAACATCTGAAGGTTGATTCGTCCCTTCTTCCTCCATATTGAAATTAGTACCCGAATCACCCCACTCTATAGTAGCATCTCTTGCCAAAAGTTCACTATTAACCTCTGCTTCAATTTCTCGTCTCATTTGTGTAACTTCCTCATCGGTAAAGGATAGTAGTTCACGTTTAATCCAATCCATTGAAAAATATCTTCCAGCATATTCTGAGATATCTCGGAGTATGTTCAGTCTACCGGAAAGCATTTCTGATTTTTTAATTTCCCTGTAATATGAATCTTCTGTCCACTTATACTGTATTTGAGGACGAAATTTTTCCCAATCCTCTATTTTTAACACACCCTTTAAAACTAATTGTGCCTTTAACATCTGGTCAAACATTTCGGTAAATTTATTTCTAAGACGGGACACAAATTTAGAGAATTTCATTTCATCTCTATTGATTTCGGATTCCCTTCCTAATGAAAATCCTGAATCAGATTCTAACCTAGATGGAGGTACATTTAATGCTTTATATACTTTCGTTTGAAAGAAAGAAACATCTTCCAATTCCCCTAGATTCTGGCCTCCTGGCAATGTAGAAATTTCGGTTCCTCTACCACCTTCTCGCCTTGGTAACCAAAAATCTTCTAGCATACTCATATGCTTCCTTTCATCTTTTAATTCACCGGTACTTGCATCATAAACAAGTTTATTGCGGTACCGATTCATCGTTTCAGTTAGGTATTGTTCTGCTTTGGCCTTAGGCAGATTACCTACGTCTATGTAAAAAATTCTCCTCTCTGGAGCTCTACTGATCCGATAGATCACCAAGGCGTCTTCCATCATACGTAGTTGATTAATAGGTTTGATTGCTTTATGTAAATGACTGATAATTACATTTTTTCCATGTTGAAAAAGTCCAGAATTGACATGTGCAATTGCATCTGGATTAATTTTTATCCCCTTTTGATTATCAGCAGTAGTCAAATCCATTTTTTCATTATATAAAAACCATTCCTTTGTATCACTAACTACATCAACCTTACCTTCCGATGTCTGTATTTGCCTTTTACTCGTTTCTCTGATCTTTCTTATTTTTCTCGGATCAATAAATCGTAATTCTTGAATTCCTTGTTTGGGTCGTTTTTCGTTGATAATCATATGATAAAAAAGGCGACCATCAACGTACCACTTACGGAATATCTCATAACCCTTTTTATCAAAATCCAAAAGGTCTACGAGATATTCCCATTCTGCATAAATTTTCTCTTTTATTGTATCAGGAGCACCTAAATTTTTCAGTTCCAAATTAACGACCGACTCTCGTTCATCAGAAATTACAATTGCTTCATTTACAATATCGTCAACGGCAGCATCGACTTCCGCTTGTAGGGATAATTCTCGATATTTTGTTATTAGTTCAATCTCACTTTTGATTGAACCATCCATATTAATATAGGCGCCATAAGCACCACCCGGAGCTAATGGTATAGCACCATCATCATTCTCGGGTGGTGAAAAGGCAATACCTTTCTTTTTTGAACGTGTTATCTCGAAACCAAAAAACTTAGCCATTTAGTTATTTTCCTTTATTCATTGTTTGCCAATGTGGAGGCGATTTATCCACCACCTGAAAGTACTGTTGATAATCCAGCTACGATTGGTGTTTTCATTATATCTACCAATCCTTTAGCTTGTTCTTTCAGTCCATCTTCTTCAGTGAAGGAAGATGCAACCCAATGTGAATATGCCCAGGTAACAGGAAAATTAAGTATTTCATCATTACTTGACCAATCTAATTCAGTAGCACCCAATACAGTTGGCCATGCATTAAACATAGTTACTGATTTAATTGGAATTCCTGCTTTAGATAAAACAGTAACTTTCATATTAGCAAAATAACCTGTTCCGGGAACAAACGTAGGACTCATCGTATTAAGAGTAGCACCATTAATCTTATTCATCCAAGTAGTTATCAACTCATGGACTGAAAAATCTTCATCTTCATATACAGTAGTTTCCCAATCTTCAAAGGTTGGGGCACCATTATACTTGATAGTTCTTCCCATATAAGGAACTTCACTAGTACTTATGGTTCTTCCTGGTAACTGTGAAGTTCTTACTCTAAATTGAGCAATTTGTGAACCAGCTGCAGCTTTCGTGTCTGTCAGGAGTAATGTTGGTATGCCTACCTGCACAGTAAATAAACTAGGTCGGGCACCTCCAAATGGGTTACCCGCCTTGAACGTTGACGCATTAAATGCCATTATTTTCCTCCTATCCTAT